CCCTGTACCTGATGGTCAGTCTGGTAACATGAAGTTAGTAAGTGGATGTAGTTATTGTCGTTTTAAATTTGATTGTTGGGAAGATGCTAATGATGGTCATGGTTTACGAGGGTTCATGTATGCTAATGGCACTCGTTATTTAACTGAAGTAAGGAAACTTCCAAATGTCGAAGAACTCACGCCCGGTTTTTAGATCTAAGTTTGAAGAGATGGTATGGAATGATCTGTTAGACCGTAATCATAAAGGAGAATATGAGCCACACAAGATTGATTACATTGTTCCTGAGTCATACAAAAGATACACACCTGACATCGTTCTGGACAATGGTATATGTATAGAATGTAAAGGATGGTTCCCTTTAAAAGACAGAAAGAAAATGATTTTTGTAAGAAGTAGTAATCCCCATCTTGACATTCGGTTCATTTTTATGGATGCTGATGTAAAGATAAGAAAGAATAGTCCTACGACATTAGGTACTTGGGCTACAAACCACAGATTTCTGTGGGCTAGGGATACTATTCCAGAAGGTTGGATAAATGAAGAAGCGAACCAATGTAAAAAAAGAACAGTGGAGTCAGTCGATCACCGTATCTTCGTCGGCTCAAGATACGGACCCTATTCTTATTGGAGATGAAACAGAAGGAGCATGGAATACATTCTCAAGTCAGTACATCTTTAACGAAAGTGAAGAAGCATTAGAGAGGAGCAGTCCAGAAAGAGTTATGTTTATAGCAGTATTTTTACAGTCATTACTTGATGCTACCAAACCAGAGTATGAAGGAGAACCTCGTACTGCTGTTGTCAATAGAGACTGTGCTGTTAAATGGTTTACTGTTCCTGAGTGTGTAACAGCATCTACATTTGAACCTATATGCGAGTTAGCAGGAATTGATCCTGATTATGCCAGACGTTATTTTAAATTAATAATGGCAGGTGAACGAGAATTTACTTACCGAAGAATTAATATTCTTTTAAACTCAAGCAAGACATAAAGGAGAGAAATATGTCACAAGATGAAAACATGGTGGACATGGTTAATCAACCACCACATTACAACAGAAAGAACATCGAAGCTATCTGTGCTATTGAAGCAAGCATGGAACCAGAAGAATTCTGTGGATATTTAAAAGGTAACATTCTTAAATACTTATGGAGATATAGTTACAAAGGACATCCAGTTCAGGACTTAGAAAAGTCTGAGTTTTATTTAAATTTATTAATTAAGAAGGTAAAAGAAAGTGAAAGCCCACCCGAAAGCCCAACCTAAACCAAAGTTTAATTATCTTGACTCTCGTAAGAAGACTGAATTTTTGATAGATAATATTAAAAGGTATTATAGAGATCGTGGCTTCACTGATTTTGACATCTGGTCTGAACGAGAAGTTATGGGTAACAGTCATATATGGGTTGTCCGTAGTACTTTAAGTGAGAAAATGGGCAGTCTGTAGTTTATAACTTTTTATTTTTTTAAGGAGAGAAATTATGTCTACATGGCGTAGTAATGAAAACCCTATGTTCCGTTCCATCTTCAGTGAAAAGATATTCAAACAGAAATATCAACACGACGGATGCGAAACGTGGACTGATCTGGCTAGAACATTAGCCACTGATGTGTGTGAGAATTATCTGTCATCTGATGACATAAATGAATTAACTAATATAATCAGTGACTTAAAGTTTATTCCCGGTGGTCGATACCTGTACTATGCTGGACGAGAGAATAAGTTTTTTAATAATTGTTTTCTTTTAAAGGCTGAAGAAGATACACGGGAAGATTGGGCGAACCTGTCATGGAAAACTGAGTCCTGTTTAATGACGGGCGGTGGTATAGGCATTGACTATTCTGTGTACAGAGGAGCAGGTGAAACCCTAAGAGGAACGGGTGGTACAGCTTCTGGGCCTATTCCTAAGATGCAAATGATTAATGAAATAGGTAGAAGAGTTATGCAAGGGGGGTCGCGTAGGTCGGCTATTTATGCTAGTCTAAACTGGAAACATAAGGACATCAATGAGTTTCTTATTGCTAAAGATTGGCATCGTATGCCAGTTGGAACTCCCGACTATGATGAAAACGGCAACCCTATTCCTAAAAGCGGTATGTCCTACGCTGATATAAAGGAACAAGATTTTAATTTCCCTGCACCTTTAGACATGACAAACATAAGTGTTAACTATGACACGGAGTGGTTATTAAATTATTTAGAAACAGGAGAAGTAGGAGATGTGTTTCGGACTAACGTGGGTCAGGCACTTCGAACTGGAGAGCCGGGATTTTCGTTCAACTTTTTTGACAAAGAAAACGAAACCTTACGGAACGCTTGCACGGAAGTTTCGTCAGCGGATGATAGCGACGTGTGTAATCTGGGCAGTATTAATTTTGCTCGTATTGATAGTGCCACTGAACTAGCAGACATCGTAGAACTAGCTACTAAGTTTCTTATTTGTGGTACGTTAAAAGCTAAACTTCCTTATGAAAAAGTTTATGACATAAGAGAAAAGAATAGGAGACTTGGACTTGGTATCATGGGAGTCCATGAATGGTTGTTAAAGAATAGCTACCGTTATGAAGTAACTCCTGAACTTCACAGTTGGTTAAACATTTATAAAGGAGTAAGTGACAAAACATCAAAAGAATTTGCTAATCAATTATCATTAACTATCCCTGTTGCCAATAGAGCAATAGCTCCTACTGGAAGTATTGGGATTCTTGCAGGAACCTCAACAGGAATCGAACCTATATTTGCAGTAGCTTATAAACGACGGTATCTGAAGAATGGTAACAGGTGGCACTACCAGTATGTTGTTGATTCAGCTGCGGTAGAAATGATGGAGGTATATGGAACTAATCCAGATAAGATTGAAACTGCTTTAGACTTGGCAGAAGATTATGAAAGGAGGATAAAGTTTCAAGCGGATGTACAACAGTATGTTGATATGTCTATTAGCTCAACTATTAACTTACCTGAATGGGGGAGTAAATTAAACAATGATGATATGGTGGAAAAATTTGCCGGGGTACTCGCAACGTACTCTCATAACCTTCGCGGTTTCACTGTGTATCCTAACGGTAGTCGCGGTGGTCAGCCTCTCACCAGAGTCTCCTACTCCGAAGCCTTCGACAAACTTGGAGAAGAGTTCGAAGAATCCGTAGAGACTCACGATATCTGTGACATCACAGGTAATGGTGGGACATGTGGAGCATGATGGAAAAGACCACCCCAACTCATACCAAAGATTGGTATATCAAATGGGTTTCTTCTGTTATTCTTCTCATTGGAATGTTATTAACAACCCACAATATCTATCCTCTTAATTTGTTCTTTCATTTGATTGGGGTAGGGGGATGGTTAATTGTGGGTTTAGTTTGGAATGACAGGGCGTTGATCATTATCAATGCTGTATCCATTGCTATTTTTGCAAATGGTTTATTAACTTATTTACTCTCTTGTATTAAAACGAATAATTGTTTATTGTAGAATAAGTTGAGAATGCTTAACTTAAAGGTTCTCAGATTTTAACGCTTAAACAATGAGGTTAAATAAGCACAATGTTCTATTACAGAAATAATTATGACGTGGGTAAACTTACTCATGTTCCCCACCGAAACCTGATCGACATTTCAGCTTTGTCTGAAGAAGCACAAGAAGAAATTCATTCCATAATCGAAGCAGATCGACGGCAGGTGAGGACACATACCATTAAATCACAGATAGATCGACTGCAAGAAGAGTTAGATACCCTTCAATAGACGATTTCCTTTGTACGCTGTTTTAAGAAGATCTCAGAGGAATTGGTATCTCTGGGCTAGGTAGGGTCCAAGATACCCCCTTACTTGCTCTGTACAGCTCTCTATGGGAACAGAATTTACTTGGATCGCATGTTATTGCGTTGAACACCCTTAGATTTTTCGAAACTACGCATTCCACCCAATCCTAACAGCGAAAGTGTTAAAGTGAGCAGACCTTCCGTTTGAATATCTGGAAGAGCTATTGCTGATCCTGATAGAGCGACGATCCAAATTGCTATGGGTTGGAATACAAACTGCCATCCAAGACCAAAAGCACATATCCACATGATAGACGGCCTAGCTCCACTTACGAAAATGGAGGGATGTTTCGCCTGTTCTATATTCGCTTGTGCTTGAGCCAAGTCTAACGATATGATTTGAGACTTTAGTTCTGATTCCAGTTTTGTTTTTAGATCCTTGTCTTCAACAAACTTATCCAGAACTTTTCCTGCTACACCAATTACTGATTCTGCTAATCCAAACATCTTTACGTTTCCCCGTATCCTATCGTATCACATATAATTTTCATTACATCTTTCTTCAGTTTATCCAACATAACATATAACATAGACGCACTGACATCTCCACCCATTGTATCATGCATTATATTATCATGTTCGAACATAAGACACACGACACCTGTTAAGTTTTCATTGTTCTCTATCGAAACAATCGCATCTTCCAAACAGGTGATCGCTGATTTTCTTTTCTCTTCCCGTTCTTGATCATTAAGGACTGAAGATATATTCTGAATCGTAGGTGATGTTGGAAAATTTAAAATGTTGTCATCTCCATCGCTCATGTTATTCCCCTTCTTTACAGGGTCGAGCAGTTGCTATCTTTCCGATAGGTCCGTATCTATCCTGACCTTTTCTTAACTGTTTAAAATAAATCTTCTCTCCTACTTTCTTATCTCCTTCAGGACCAAAAGCATAGACACATCTATCTGAGCCGGGATAGTCTTTACAATCAGCTGGATTTGTGTGTACGACATGACAACCTATCCATACATACTCACCACCATCATGTCCTCTTGAACACGCTGCCACTAATAAAACTAAAGCTATACTAAAAATTATTCTCTTCATATTCTCTTTACTCCTTTTGTCCAATGATTTCATCATACCTTCTTTTCTTGTAGCCTTTTCCTAAACGATCTTTCCAGACTGCGTTTACCAAACCACCACAATGAATATCAATATTAAGATCTAACACATCACTGTCAAGCATTTGTTCTACGTCTTGCGCTAACGCGAGAAGCTCTCCCGTTGTCCAGAACTTTTCAGCATCAGGACTACCATCTTCAATTCCAACGTTCATAAATAAAGGCGCACCATCTTCCCGTTTCTCTTTGTAGTTCTCAGGCCGTTCCGTTAAACATGAATCAAATCCGTAAAGATCGAAGTTACGGAACCCCATTGTATGGAATATCCCAACCGATCTGGTAGCTGCACAAGTACCGCCTGTTATAAGATACTGCCCTGCCAAGAATTCATACTGAGCAACAGCGTTTGAATACGCATGGAACCCTACGATGTTCTCTGTCTTTGTCATTAGAAAGTCAAGCACACTTGTATCTGTCATACTTGCCACAAACATAAATGTTTCTTTAGGTACGTTGTCAAACAGACTCTTACGCAACACGCCATGTGTTGATTCTCCTTCTATGGAACGAGGATCTAAGATAGTACAGGCGTAAGGAATAATTCCATGTTTAACTAAGGTGGGTAAAGAATGTTTAACACATACTACCTTTGCCCCTGCTTCCTGCTTCTGTTTTATTTCATCCAGATAATCTACCAATGAAGGACCAGCTGACGCAACGACAACTTTCTCCCAGTTGATCTGTCCCTTTTCGTTGATCCATCTTTTCATCTTCGGAGTGTTGGTTTCAATATTATTTTTAATATGTTCTTTCGGCATACAGTCTTGAGGACTGACACGAATTGGAACACGATCTGGTGTCATCTTTGGAGGCAGACCTATCTTCTTATCGGAAACTACGATAGCCAGATTTGTAATACCCCCACCCATGATCCTGTCATTAGTAAGAATAACATCTTTAAGTGCTGATTTCTTTACGTCGTTTTCGAAGATCTCATTACACCCAAACTTTTTAAGGTCAGGTAACTGCTGTGTCTCAGGATCTGGTGTGTAGAAGTCATCAAATAAAATAACAGGAAGATGCTTCAAAGCTTTGTAGTCAGATCGAATTGTGTCAACGCTGTGACCACCATCTATGTAGGCAAACTGAGGCTTGATGTTGTGCGTGTTGCAGTAATCTTTATTCTTTAAGATTTTTA